ATGGCGGGCCAGCGGGGCCGCGACGTGCTGATCAAGATCAGCGACGGAGGCGCGCCCGAGACATTTGTTGCTGTGGCCGGAATACGCGCGCGGACAATCAGCCTGAGTGCGTCGCTGATCGATGCGACTAACGCGCTTAGTCCTCAGGCGTGGCGCGAGCTGATTGCTGGCGCGGGAACGAAGCGCGCGGAAGTTGCGGGAAGCGGCGTCTTCAAGGATGCGGCTTCGGACGCGCGGATACGGCAGGCGTATTTCAACGGCGAGGCTGCGCGGTTCCGCCTTGAGCTGCCCGACTTTGGAGTTCTCTCGGGACCGTTTGTTATCAGCGAGCTGAGCTATGCGGGCGATCACGATGCCGAAGTGACATTTGCGATCCGGCTGATGTCGGCGGGCGTGGTGTCGTTCGAGGCGAGTATGGAGGGGGCTTAGATGAACAAGGAAGATGAAGCGGCGCAGGCAGCGGGGGAAGCTCTTGAGCAGGCGCTGTTGAAAGCAACACGTTCGGTGGAAGCGGAACTCGCGCGTGTGCTGAAGCGCGGCGAGGATGATCTCGATCGGCTCGTGGGCCGAATTGGAGAAGCGCTGGCGCGCATGGCTATCGAGGGCGTGATTGGCGCCGGCTCGGGGGCTCCGGGTTCTTCAGCGGATGGCGATCGCGGCGGCGGGGAGCCCTCCATGAATCAGGTGGCGACCGCGCTGCTGCGGGCGGCGCGGCGTGGCGGGAGGTTTGTATGAGCAGCTTTCATGAAGTTCTGTTTCCGGCCGCAATTGCGCTCGGCGCGACGGGGGGGCCGGAGTTGCCCACGGATGTAGTGAGGCTCTCGTCCGGCATGGAAAGCCGCAATGCGCGGTGGGCGCATTCTCGCAGGCGCTGGGACGTTGGAGGCGCGGTGATGCGGATGGATCAGGCGCAGGAACTGACCGCGTTCTTCGAGGCGCGGGGCGGCAGGACATACGGCTTCCGGTTTCGCGATCCGCTGGACTTGAAGAGCTGCGTCTCCAGTCAGGCGATCTCGGCTCTGGACCAGCCGCTTGGCATTGGAGACGGGGAACGGGTCGACTTTCAACTGGTGAAAGGCGGCGGCGTCTGGTCGGAGCGTATCGTGAGCAAGCCGGTTGCAGGCAGCGTGGTTGTCGCCGCTGATGGAGCGGCGGCAACCGGGTTCGAGGTTGATACGGCGACTGGTGTCGTGACGTTTGATGCACCACCGGCGGCTGGCGCGGTACTGACAGCGGGATTTGCATTCGACGTGCCGGTCAGGTTCGACACCGACCGGCTGGACATGGCTCTCGTGGGGCATGACGCGGTGCGGATCGTGCGGGCGCCGCTGGTTGAAGTGGCGGGCTGATCAATGAAACAGACAGGCGATGTTTTCGGCGCTCGCCTTGCGGCGAGCGCTACGACCCTTTGCGTATGCTGGCGTTTCACGCGAACTGATGGCGCCGTGTTTGGCGCGACGGATCACGATGCGTTGTTGGTGGTTGATGGTGTCGAGTATCGGCCGTCGGCCGGGCTTAATCATGCGACGTTTGACAGTTCGAGCGGGTTGGCGCCGGGCCGTGCGTTGGCCAAGGGCGCTCTGTCGCTGGACTTCCTGTCTGAGGTCGACCTCGATGCGGGCGCTTGGAATGGCGCGCGGGTTGATGTGTGGCGAGTGGACTGGCGCGCGGTGGAGCACAGGCTTCTGATCTGGTCCGGAAGGCTTTCGGAAGTTTCGCGTCGTGGGGAAGCGTTCGCGGCGGAGTTGGTCAGCCTGAAAGCGGATCTCGAGCGACCGATTGGTCGCGTCTATCATCGCAACTGTGACGCTGATGTTGGTGATGCGCGTTGCGGGAAAGACCTGAGTGTCGCCGGCTTTCATGCCGATGGCGTGGTTACGGAGACTTCCGGTGCGCGCTCGTTCAGTGCGGCCGGCCTGGATATTTTCGATCCTGGCTGGTTTGCGGGTGGTGCGCTCGTCTGGGTTAGCGGCGGGAATGTCGGCGCTTCTGTGCGTGTGCGACGGCATGAAGGCAATGACATCGGACTGGTTGCAGCGGCGCGCGCCGTTATCGAGCCGGGAGATACGTTTCGCGTATTCGCTGGGTGCAACAAGAGCTTCAGCATGTGCGGCGCGAAGTTCGCCAACCGGATAAACTTCCGGGGATTTCCGCACATGCCGGGTCCTGACGCCCTGCTCGCGGGCCCAGCCTCGAACCGCGCCAATACAGGAGGCAAGCGGCCATGAGGGTGGTTTCGCGCGCGGCAATCGTCGCGGAAGCGCGTGCTTGGCTGGGAACGCCGTATCGTCATCAAGCAAGCCTGAAAGGTGTTGGCGCTGATTGCCTTGGGCTTGTTCGCGGTGTCTGGCGTGCGGTGGTGGGGCCAGAGCCGGAAGGGGCGCCGCCCTACACGCCTGACTGGGCGGAGGCGCTTGGACAGGATACGATGCTGGAGGCGGCGCGGCGGCATATGCCGGAAGTAGCGCCCGGCTTTGCGCGTGCGGGGGATGTTCTGCTGTTCCGCATGGCGCTGGGCGCGCCCGCAAAACATGCAGCGATGGTCGTCAGCGAAGACCGAATTCTACACGCCTATTGGGGTCGCGCCGTTTGCGAGACGCGGCTGGTTCCATGGTGGCGGCGGCGCATTGCGGCCGCGTTTCAATTTCCGGGAGTGGAAGACTGATGGCCGAACTGGTGTTGGAAAAGGCGGGAGCTGCGATCGGCGCGGCGCTTTTACCGAAAGGGCTGTCGTTCCTCGGCGGGGTGGCGGGGCGGTTGGCCGGCGCAGCGCTGGAAGCGCGATTCCTGTCGCCGCCAATTCAAGGGCCACGCGTGAGGGATTTCCACCTGACCGAGGGCCGGGAGGGCGCGGGGATACCTGTTGTGTACGGACGGTGCCGCATCGGGGGACAATTGATCTGGGCGGCTGAGTTCAAGGAGCGTCGCGAGGTTGAAGGCGGAAAGGGTGGTCCGCGTGTGGCGAACTATTCCTATTCGCTCAGCTTTGCAGTCGCTCTTTGCGAGGGCGAAGTCGTGCGCGTGGCGCGATGCTGGGCGAATGGCGAGCCGTTTGATCTGTCGCAGGTGACATGGCGGCTGCACAGCGGGTCGGAGACGCAGGCGCCGGACCCGCTCATCGAAGCTGTCGAGGGTGCGGGTTCTGCGCCGGCCTATCGCGGCGTCGCTTACATCGTGTTCGAGGACATGCCGGTCGATCAGTTCGGCGCGCGTATGCCGCAGCTGTCGTTTGAAGTGATAAAGCCCGCTGCGGGTTCGGGTGATCGGCTCGAGACCCTGGCGCGAGCCGTCAATGTGATCCCGGGGTCGGGCGAGTTTGCGTTGGCCACGGATATCGTTCGTCGACGTTTGAGCCCCGGTTGGGAGGTCGCGGAAAACCAGCATGGACCGGAAGCCAAGAGCGATTTCGAAGCGTCGCTCGATCACCTCGAAGCTGAGCTGCCCAATGTGTCGCGCGTGAATCTGGTGGCTGGATGGTTTGGGAGCGATCTGCGTTGTGGAGAGTGCTTGATACAGCCCGGCGTCGAGGCGGCGGATAAGATCACGCTGCCATTGTCGTGGAGCGTTGCAGGTATCGGGCGTGGCGATGCTTACGTGGTGTCGGCTACGGACGGCCGCTCCAACTATGGCGGTACGCCGTCGGATGACAGCGTGCGACAGGCTGTGCAGCTACTTAAGGCGCGCGGCTATCACGTGACGCTCTATCCGTTCCTGCTGATGGATATCGTCGCGGGCAATGGTTTGACTGATCCCTATGGAGAGAGTGAACAGGCGGCGTTTCCCTGGCGTGGGCGAATACGCCCGACCGGCGACGACGAAGCGCAGATCGATGCTTTTTTTGAGAGGTATCGAAACTTCATCCTGCACTATGCCGAGATCGCAGACGATGTTGGCGCTGACGGCATCCTGATCGGATCAGAGCTGACTGGACTAACTCACGCGTCGCTCGGAGCGGTTTACCCTGCAGTGCAGAGGCTGCGGGAGTTGGCGCAGGATGTTCGCGCGGTGGTCGGTTCTGGTGTTGAGATCAGCTACGCCGCGGATTGGACAGAGTACGGTGCGCATGTAGCTGGTGCGGATGTCGCGTTTCCGCTTGATGCGCTTTGGGCGGATGCTGCGATCGATTATGTAGGGCTCGACTGGTATGCGCCGATGGCGGACTGGCGGGATGGCGATGGTCATGCAGACGAGGCGGCCAGGGACGGGCGCTCGCTGGGGTATCTTGGCGCCAACATCGCGGCTGGTGAGGCGTTCGATTGGTACTATCCCGATCAAGGAGCGCGTCTGGCGCAGGATCGCGCCGCAATAAGCGATGGCGGCTATGGCGAGCCGTGGGTGTTCCGACAGAAAGACATCACGGGATGGTGGAGCAGTGAGCATAGGCCGCGCACCGCCGGCGTGAGATCACCGACGCCGACAGGCTGGGTGGCTGGTATGAAGCCGGTTCGCTTTGTCGAGATGGGCTGCCCCGCGGTTGACAAGGGAGCGAACCAGCCCAACGTCTTTTACGATCCCAAAAGCTCTGAAAGCGGCTTGCCGCACTTTTCCGATGGTTCGCGCGACGACGTGGTTCAACGGAGAGCGATAGAGGCGTTTCACCTGCATTGGCGGGAGGTGGGCAACAACCCGGTGTCGGCCGTGTATGGTGGGGCTATGACGCCCGATGACGGCGTGGCGTTGTGGGCGTGGGATGCGCGTCCGTTTCCGGCTTTTCCGGCGCGCGATGACGCCTGGGGAGATGCCGGTAACTGGCGGCTTGGTCATTGGTTGAACGGTCGCGTAGGGCTGGCGTTGTTGCCGGATGTTGTGGCGGACATTTGCGAGCGCGTTGGCGTGAGCGCTGATGTTGGCGGATTGTCCGGCATTTTGCCTGGCTACACCTTCTATGAGCCCTCAAGCGCGCGATCGGTGCTCGAGCCCTTGTCGACGATCTTCGCGATCGATGCGACTGAGCGCGAAGGCGAGATTGCGTTCCGCATGCGCGGCGAGGAAACGCTCAGCGTCGACCCAGGGCGATTGGTCGAGGAAGATGGGCCCGCCATGACGATCGTACATGCTGGGCTGGAAGGCTCAGATGCTCGCGTGCGCCTCAGATTTGTAGATTCCGAGAGCGATCACGGGCAGGGGGTTGTCATATCCGCAGGTGTCGTCGCTTCGGAGATCGTGGATCTGGAAGCTGCTATCGAAATGGATCGCGGCCAGGCGCAGGCTTGCGCCGACATGCTGGCGCAGCATTTGGCCCTGCAACGTGAGCAGGCGCGGTTTGCGATGTCTGCGGATGGCATGGTGATCGAGGCGGGAGATGTCGTCACGATCGGCGGAGCCAGCTGGCGGATCGTGGAAGTGTCGCAAGGCGTCACTGTGTCCTTCGAGGCTGTTCGCGCCAGCCAGCCGGTCAAGCCAATGCTGTACGGCGCCGAGCCTGTTGCGCCGCCGCCGTCGGCGAGTCCGGTTGAGCCTGATGTGGTTATTGTGGACGGCCCGCCCCTGCCGGGCCAGGAAGATGATCTTCGCCCGCTCGGATTTGCGTTTGCCGATTTATGGTCCGGGCCAGTGATCTTCAAAGCTGGTGCGGCTGGCGCCTCATCAAGCGAACGCGGCACGATTGAGCGTCCTTGTTCCATGGGGCGATTGGTCAGCGGACTGTATCCTCATGCATCCGGTCGTTGGCAGGAAACGTCGATCTGGGTGAGGGCAAGTGGTGTTGGGCCGAGTTCGCGGGATGAGGGCGCAGTGTTGAATGGCGCAAACACGGCGTTGGTCGAAACGGGCTCTGGCTGGGAGATGGTGCAGTTTCTCGAGGCCGAGCTTGTCGATGTGGAGACGTATCGCCTGACGGGGCTGCTGCGCGGGCAACAGGGCTCGGATGATGCGATGGCGGCGGAAGCTGAGTCTGGCGCGCGGATTGTATTTCTCACCGGCGCCGAGCAGCGGCTGGAAGTGGACGACTGGGAGCGAGGGCTAGCATTGCAATGGCGGGCCGGACGCGATTCGCCCGCTGCTGCTGTCTGGCAGTCCGAGATGAGCATTGAGGGGCATGGCGGGCGCCCATGGGCGCCGTGTCATTTGACGGTGACGTGGGTTGGGGACGATCTGTCGCTGGGCTGGATAAGGCGGGCCCGAAAGGGTGGCGACCCCTGGGCTTCAGGGGAGCCTGTGCAGGAATGGCCGGAGGCCTATTGCGTAAGGATATCGGGGGGCGTTTCGGTAAGGGAATGGAATGTTGACGTGGCTTCTGCGGCCTATCTGGCCGGCGATCAGGCCACGGACTTTCCCGTTGGGGGAGTCGCGTTTATCGAGGTGGGGCAGGTGGGACCGGATGGTCAGCCGGGCGGCTGGGTGGGGTTGGAACTGACGATTCCTGTCCCGTGACAGACTGGATAGTAGCCTTTCGCCTCATTATCCCCATCTTCCGGCTTGTCTTGGGTGGGCGAGAAGGCCAACGCTAGGGCCATTATATTCAGCAAGGGCAGCATTTTGAGCTGGGATCCCTATGCGGCGCTGGGAATACCGAAATCCTCGAGCGCCGAGGACATAAGGAAAGCGTATCGCAAGCTCGCCAAGGAGCTGCACCCTGACGTGCGCCCGAACGACAAGGCGAGCGAAGAGCGGTTCAAGCGGGTTACGGCGGCATTCAACCTTCTGACCGATGCGCCATTGCGC